ATACCTAATCTATTATTACTAGTATCAACTGCTAAAGTGCTATCACTTATAATACTAGAACCATCTCCGCCAACAACAAGTAATTCGTTAGCAGTGCCTAATGTAATACCAGTAACACCATCTAAATGATTAAGTTCCGCAGCTGTTGATGTAATACTTAAATCGGATAAAGAAGTATCACCGATTGATTTAATTGTACCGCTGTCGTTGATATAAAATTTTTGAGCCGATGTATCAACAGCAACTTCACCACTAGTAATATCACCAGTTGTTGGTGTTGTTGTACCTCGTTTTAACTTTATAACTGTCGCCATAAATCAAAATCTCCTATAGCTGACGACTAATTAAAATGTTCCGCCGTCAATCGTTGTAACTGTTACCACTCCAGTTGTAACTGTAAAGTTATCTGAACTAAATGAAGCGACCCCTTTATTAGATGTTGTTGCCAATTCGGCTGCGATAGTTAAAGTATTTGATGAAATACTAGTATCAATACCTTCACCATCTGTAATAGATAATGTTTCACCTAAAGCAACTGCGTCAGAAGATGCATCACCGCCAGTAATAGTTATAGTAGAATTAGCAAGTTTTGCGTTTGCGATAGAACCAGCAAGTTTATCATTTGAGATAGAACCTGCCAACATTTCATTTGTTATACCTAAAGCTTTAACTTGTAAAGTGTCACTTGATATTTCTATTGAACTATCATCTACATTAACTGAAAGTGTGTTACCAGATTTTGCTAATCCATCACCAGCTGTAACTTGTCCAAGACCAGAGAATTGTACAAAAGATACATTTGATGTACCAACAGTTGTAACTGCTTCTCCTAATACCCAACCTGTGTCTTCATATGTTGTACCGTGAGTAACCCATACAAAGTCACCACCAGCCATTTCGGCAGATGTATCAAAGTCAGTTGCTCTTGTTAATACTGTTGTAGATGTTATAACATATATACCATTATGAGCTGCGTTTGATTCACCGTTGATGATAACTCTATCACCTGTTGTAATATCGGTATCACCATCTAAATCACCACCTGCTAAATCAAGAGCAGTTGATAATGTCAGTGTTGCACCTACACCAGATGTTCCATTATCGTAAGTTACTGTGTCCCCTGTAATTGTCGCAAGAGGAGTAGTAATCATAGCATGAGCTTGTTCGTGTACGTGTAATCCTTCAGCAACAGCGTCAACATACGCTTTGTTCGCAGCGTCATTGTCGTTTACTGGATCAGAAACATTTGTTATTCTACTTGTATTAACATCAACAACACCAGTACCATTTGGATCAATAACTACATTTCCATTTGTATCTGATGATGAGATTGTATTACCATTAATTGTAATGTTATCTACGTCTAAAGATGTTAAACCATTAATATCAGTAGCACTTGCGCCTAAAGCAATATCAGTAGTACCAACTGTTACTGTATCATTTACTAAAGAAGAATTAGCAATGTTTGATATAGTATTATTTGAACCATTAATTGTTTTGTTAGTTAATGTTTCAGTACCTGCTAGTGTAGCGAAAGAACCATCTGATAATGCACTATTAAATTCCGCAGTTGTACCAGTTAAAGTACCTTCAGATAAATCTAAAGTGATTGTATTTGAAGCACTATCAATTGTTTTATTTGATAGAGTATCTGTTGAACTTGCAGTAATGTAAGAACCTAAATCAGAAATATCAGATTCAGTAATAGTGATTGTATTGTTTGCACTATTAATTGTTTTATTTGTAAGTGTTTCTGTTCCTGCTAATGTAGCGAAAGAACCATCTGATAATGCACTATTGAAATTAGCAGTTGTACCTGTTACAGTATTGTTTGCTAAATTAATAGTTTTATTTGTTAAAGTTTGTGAACCAGTGTTTGTCGTTACTGAACTATCTATTGCAAATGTTACAGCATTTCCTGTAGCACTTGTATCAATTCCAGTTCCACCAGTGAATGTTAAAGTTTCAGCATCTGTGATAGCAATTGTACCTGTATCAGCAGCAATATCTACATCAATAGCAGATGTTTGAGCGTCAACATAAGCCTTAATTGCTTTAGCTGAAGCAAGTGTATCATCACTTGCTGATACTGAACTTAAATCAGTATCTAAAACACCAGTTGCTAAATCAGCAACTTCAATATTTGATATTGAGTTACCTGTACCATTAGCGTCAAATGTTTTGTTTGTTAATGTATCAGTAGATGAAGCAGTAATATATGAACCTAGATCGGAGATATCTGATTCAGTAATTGTAATTGTGTTACTTGCACTATTGATTGTTTTGTTTGTAAGTGTTTGTGTTCCAGAGTTTGTTGTAACTGTACTATCAATTGCAATTGAAACTTGGTCATCTGTGATTGTTGTATCAATACCAGTACCACCAGCGAATGTCAACGTGTCGCCAGTTGTAAATGTATCTGTACCTGAATCACCAGCAATATCAAATGAACCTGACGGAATAGCAGCAAAACTTAAATTGCCTGAACCGTCAGTTTTTAAGAACTGACCACTAGTTCCATCACCATCTGGTAATGTGAATGTAGTTGAAGTTGTTACAGCATTCGGTGCTTTAAGACCAATGAAATTTGTTCCATTGTTAGTACCTTCATTTAATTTTAAAGTACCACCTGTGCTTGATGAGTTACCTATAAAGATTTCATCAATCGCTTTATTACTATCAACTAGTAATGCTGATGAAGCTGTTAGTGTTCCTTGTGCGTGGTCTAATTGATCTGTAAAATATTGTCCACCAATGACTGTTATATTATTGGCATCACCATTACCATCTACGCCACCCTCACCAATAAAGAGTCTATCTCCTAAATTGCCTTGAGTACCCGTTCCATATGTATAAGCCAGTTCCCCTAATTTAAGGGTTGCTGGAGCTGTAGTTCCCGAACTACGTTTAATTTGAATAATTGTTGACATTTTTTATTTCTCTCCGTTAAAATGCACCACCATTAAAGGTTATTGGACCTGTGGAAGTGTTTAATTCGTTTCTTGCTGTAAATTTATCTGTAGCAGCGTCATACTGAAGTAGTGCACCATCGGATAGAGATGTTACATTCACGTCATTTAATTGTTTTAAAGTTTGAGCAGCAACTGCGCTAGGTACCTGAACAGTAACCTGTTGAGGTCCTGATGAAGTATTTGAATTGATTTTTGCCTTTACAACAGCCATTAAAACTCTCTCTTTTAAAGTATATTTATAATAACTATTTATTAAAGATTATGTAGTAACTGATGGACTAACTGTAATTATTCCTTCAATAACTCTTGTAATTGTACTATCGGAAGTCTTTGTAATTTCTACATCATAGACGTATCTCGCTGGTGCCTCTAAAGTGTTAGTTTGATCTGCCGTTAATGATAGTGTAATTACGCCAGTTGTCGCATCTGACGCAATTGCTGTTGTAAAAGATGTTCTTGTTCTTGTAGAAGCGTAACCTTGAGATAGTTTCGCTGTCGCAGTATAGCCTGTTAAATCAAACGCTGTGTTATCACTATTTGTAACAGTCACGTCCGTTGAAAAGCTGGCGCCAGCGTCAATTCTTAAATTTGCACGTGCCGCCATTAGTTTACACCTACTATTTTATCTCTATAAATCATAGCTTCTTTAATGTTCTTAAAACTTTTAGTTTTATGACTAGGAACTCTAACCATATATCTATTTCTATTATTTATAAAAAGAATATAAAGTTTTGAGGGATCTTTACAGTTAGGATTATTAATACCTCTATTTTGAGGCATAGATATTCCTTTTCTCATCATAGACATTTTTTTTCTATATTCTAAAGTTTTTGTATGATGAATATAACCAATAGGAAATGTTTTTTTTACACCTTTTGTTTTTTCTGAAACTTTTTTAGCAATTTCAGGTCTTTTCATAGGGTGATTATCGCCCCTATTGTCCCAAGTACGTCTTCCTTTTAATGCTTTTGATAGTTTTAATCTAACTTCAGGTCTACAAGAAGGATTTTTATCTCCTAATACATCAGGTCTTTTTGATCCTAGTAATTTCTGTCTAACAATTTTTCTAACTTCAGGTCTACGTGATGGATTTTTATCTCCATATGCCCAACCATCACCACCTTGAGTAAGATTTAATTTAGGTTTTAATTTTTTAATCCAATATATTTCACGTTCATTAAGTTTTTCTTTATCATCAACATATTCTATAACACCTGTTATTAAATCTTTTTCTTTACCGGATTTTATTATATTTGATATTATTAGACCACTACCCACATAATCTTTACCAGAACCTATATGTTTACCTACATATAACTTTCCTTTGTATGAAGTTCCATAGATTACTGGTCTATCAAATATCATTAATCTTCAGATTTGTCGTGTTCTTCCAAACCTTTTTTTATCTTTTCGTTATAGTATTCTGTTAAAACAGATATTTTCTCTAATTCAATTTCGTGTCTTACTTTAGAAGTTTGAATTTCTTGTCTAGCAACAATTGTATTTCTTACATCTAATGGTAATTCACTTATAATATAGTCTTTACCATCAATTGTTATTTTGTCTTGTTTTACTTCACTCATAATTTACTCACCTTTGTTTTTGTTTAATTCTATTTATCTCGCCGTTGCTGGAATATTATTTGTTCCG